ACATGGGTTCCAGCGGAAAGTGGAGGAGGAAACCATAGGCAAGAGAGTCGTCTTCCGGGGTTTAATCCACCTCCTTTTGATACCCCTAATCTCGATGAGACACTTGGTTATGTCCAAGGTGCTTACGATGGGATTGCAACTAACCAAATGGATCTGGCTACTTCAGCAGCTTCAGGTGACCAACCTAGTCTTCAGACAGGTAAGATAAAAGAGGAGATAGATGCTTATGCTCAGATAGCTGATGGAGACTCTCAAGTCTCTGAGTTATCTACAGTTCAAGGGCAACTTGATAGAATCTTAGACCCTAACAGTGAACTGATGATGCAAGCCAGAAGTCAAGGGGAAGCTAATGCAGCTAGAGCTGGACAGTTAGGGAGTACTGCAGGTATTAGAGCATCTCAAGGAGCTTTATACGATAGAGCTATTGAGATTGGAGCTAGAGATGCAGATACTTACGCTCAAGCTGGAAGGTTAGCTCAACAAGGGAGACTAGCACAAGCTCAGACGATAACTGATGCTGCTGCTGCAGGTCAACTTAGGCAACAAGAGGGAGCCATACAAGAACGTAGAGACTCTTTGAACAATGCATTCAAGACAGCTATAGCTCAAGCAGACTCTGAGACTTCTGCTATCCTACGGGATCAACAGGGTCAATGGGAGAGAGCCATGCAGGAGCAAGAGATTGCGTTCCAAGAGTGGGCCACTAGATACCAAGTGTCAGCAACAACAAAAGAAAACATGGCGAACCGTATGGCTGAGATTCAACTGAATCATCAGATAGTAACACAAGAGTTACTTGGTGATCCTTCTTTCCTTGAGTTAGGAGGACCAGCTATTACTAACTTAATGAATACTATGGCATCAGGTGTTGCTGCAAGTATGAAGAGTAATATGATAGCTGCAGGTATATCTGAGAGTGACTCTGCAATGAACGATATGTTAGATGATTGGCTCGATGAGATGACTCTAATTGATTTCTCAGGTATCTAATAAACTAATGGTACATAAAGTATAATGGTCAAAGCAGATATAACAGATATGCCTAATATCCTAGAGATACTAGAGATCAATGGTGAACTGGAGCATTTAGAGGCTATTAGGAACAGGTGTAAGTATGTGTTTCTTTCTGACTCTGGAGACAGTATGGTGACATGCTACGAAGGACAACCTTCAGTTTACCATGTGCATATCAACGCTAAACCAAGAAGAGCACTAGAAGCTATAAGGTTACTTGAAGACGTTATAGCTTCTCTTTTTAAGTCAGAAGATGCTGTCCTAGTCTTAGGGTTAACTCCTGCTAATAAAAAGGGATGGCGAAGGTTTATCAAAAGTAAAGAGAAAGATAACATAAGGTATGTAGATATATCACCAGATCTGAGGATGTTCTACTTTACTATAGAAGACTACGAGGAACGATATGGGAATTGAGTTAGGTATAGGAGCTGCTGTTAGTAGTTGGGCTTTTGGGTCTGCTGCTACAGGGCTCGCTGGTATTGCCGCTGGAGCTATCGCTGGAGCTATTGATATGGCTATTGTGGGAGCTGCTGTTGGAGGTTTAACATCTGCTGTCATGGGAGGCGATATACTACAAGGGGTACTGGTAGGTGCTGTTGGTGGAGCTGTTACTGGTGGTGTCATGGGTGCTTTTAACCCTGCATCGTTTGGAGTTGCAGGTGCTGGCAGTATGGAGTCATTAGTATCAACAACTGGTGCTAATGTTCAAGCAAGTACTGGTGTGATACGTGAAGGTGCTAATATCTTAGGACCATCCATGACTAACGTTAGTCACACACTAGTCCCTATGAAAGAATCAGTAGGTGCATTAGGAGTAAACCTAGGGGCTTCTGGTGCTGGTGAGGTTGTAAAGACTGGTATGGGAGAGCTACTAGGGGCAGGAGTCACTGAAGGAGCTAAAGCTATGTTAGGGTCTAAAGCTGCTGCAGATAAAGCTGAAAGAGACGCTGCTGCTAGAGCACTTGAAAGAGAACATGAGCTGAAGATGCTGGATAAACAGTTAGCTGCTAAGAGTGGTGGTGGAGCTGGTGTACCTACACAGATGGCCTTTAAGCCACAACAGTTAGCCTCACAGTTAGCTCAGATAGCTTCTCAGGAGAAACTACAGGCTCAACAGTGGCGTAAAGAGGATACTGCCAAAGCTGCCATGAGAGCTGCAGCTAAGTCTATAGGAAGGTCTAAAGGTGCTTTAAATAAACCACCAGAGTTAACTGCATCTGAACGACAGGCTCTTGTAGAGAGGGCTCAAGAGTCACCAGAAGTTGATATGAAAGATGCAGCTACGGTAGCTAGAGAGACTATGGATGAAGTTCAGCCTATCTACTATTAAAGGTAAGCTTATGAATGGATTGAAGTGGTTGGTACAGAGACTGAAAGGTAATGGAGACTTAGAGCTAATGCATAGTAGAGGGGTACTTAGTGGTCCTGAGTCGGTAGTGACTCCAGAGTCAGAAGAACCCCTTATAGTAACTCCAGAGAGTGTTAAGACTCCGGTGATAACCCCTGAGTATACTAAAACTCCAATGATAACCCCTGAAGGTATTAAGACTCCAGTAGTAACGTCTGATCAACAGCAACAAGGGATGGACTACATGATGGGAGTAGCTAGTCAAGAGAACCAAGGTCTTCTTGATCTACCTGATGATGCTATCATAATGCCTAATGTAGCCCCTGAGAAAGATGGAGGTATGGATATAGCCTTCGGTCATAAGTTAACACCTGAGGAAGCTGAAACTAAGACAGTCTATGGTATTGACATAAGTAATGGGATAACTAAAGATCAAGCTTTCCAGATACTACAGCTCGATATCGAGAAGAAGATGAAAGATACTAGGAGAATCATAGGGCCTGATAAGTTCGATACATTACCAACGCCAGCTAAAGAGGCACTAACAGATCTACACTTCACTGGTGTTCTTAACAGTTTCCCTAGTTTTAAAGAAGCTATCTTAACAGGCAACAAAGAGAAAGCTTATAAAGAGTACAAGAGAAAGTTTACGAATAAGCAAGGTCAGAAGGTAGAGATGAAAAGACGTAATAACTTTATGAGAAGCATACTAGATCGTCTGACTGCAACGGGATATCTCAAGGGGAAGTAGTATGGTAATGACAGCAAGCATGAGACGCTATCTGAACAAGACTAGACAACAGAGGCTTGGGGCTGATGAGGAAGGGTCTTTAGGGTTGATGGGAAGAGCTAGGAGTCGTCAGGCATCTGTGGTTGGTAACAGAGTACCTGAAGAATATGAGACTCAAATGTACGATGAGTTTGGACTGATCATGACTCCTGAGCAACATGGTACACTGCAAGCAGAACTAGAGAGAAGTAGGAAGGCAAGAGCAGAAGCCCAAGCGAAACTTAATGAACAACAGTCTAAGATAGATGCAATGTATCTGGAAAAACAAAAGATGCTGGATGCTCAGAGAGGTAAGATTGACTCTGAGATAGCTAAAGCTTACGGTAGTGGTGATGACGGCTTAGAGACAGTAAGGGTTGTATCTGGTAATAACGTAGAGGCAACATATAAGCTTCCAAAAGAGGCTATTAGTAAGCTTGATACTCAAGTCTTCAATCAAGGCGAAGGGTCTTATACAGCTAATTGGGTTGACGATGGTAAGCATTATAACATTGACACAAAGCCCGCTGGTATTGATGATCGATATGGTAAAGAGTTACATGAGAGTCTAAAAGATGCTCAAAGTCAAATAGGTTTAGAGTCAGACCATCAGAAAGCAATGGCGGATAAAGCAAGAGCTGCTGCTTATGGACAACTGGGAGAAGCTAGTAAAGCTTTAGACAACGAGATGAGTATGTATAGAAGCCAGATAGATGACAGTAGAGCTGCTATCAAAGCTGCTGAAGCTGCAGAACAAAAGCAACTTGCAGATGCCAAGGCTAGGCTTGAAGAGAGCATAGGTAAGTCTAGGGGTACTGCACTTAACATAGGTTACAAAGGGACAGGTAGGTAAATGAAGAAAGCATATAACTCAGAAGAAGCTCTTGGTAACCCAAGTGATAACGTGGGTGTTACTGAAGCAATACAAAAGGAAGCTAAAGGTCAAGAGCTACCTCCTCGCCTTAAGAAAGAGATGAGTGGCTATAAGACCATACTGACCAAACTGATGCACTCTCCTAAGAAACAAGAGGTAACTATGGAGTTGTTATCTGCTGGTCCTCCTCAGATCTCTGTGCCTAATGCTGCACTTACAATCAATCAGGAAGCTGAGATGATCATGGAGAAGAAAGGTATTAAGATATCTCAAGCATCTAAGCTTGCTGGTTCTGTCTTTCTAGTATCTGACCTGATAGAGCTTGGTAATGCATCTGGTGTGTTCGGCCAAGAGACTGTTGATGAACAAGAGGCTCAGTTGATCTATCAAGATACTCTACAAGACTACATACAGAGAGGACTTAAGGATAAAACAATAGACCCTATGGAGCTTCAGCAACAGGTTGAGCCTTTAATGACACAAGAGCAAAAGGCTGTGGGGATGAAGTTTGCTCAAGGGACTGGAGTACCTATGAAGCCTACGTCTCAACAGGTAATAGGGAATCAGAAAGGTATGCTTGAAGGAGGGCAAGGATAATGGCTTTAGATTGGGCAGCAGGTGCTCTCGGTTTCGTAGGTGGAGCTGCAGATAACTATACGAACCAGAAGCAGAAGCAACGTCAGTGGAATATGGAACAGATGTCTAAGCAAGCAGACATGGAACGGAAGATGCACTTTGAGAAACTGATGGGTGATGTTAGAACTGATCAAGCTATAGCTCAGCAGAAAGCTTTACGTCAAGATCAGATGAGTCCTGAGGCTATCGCCTATCGTAATCAGCTTTCAGGAGAAGAGGTACAGCTTGCTGAAGACAAAGCTACTTCTGCTGCTAAGGCTAAACTTATAGTTGCAGGCTCACCAGAAGCACTGGCTATTGCTGATGCTGAAGATAAACGTAAGTTGTCTTTACTTGAAGAGGGTGAGAAGATCAAGCAGAAGTTCACTAAGAAGAAAAGTGGTATAACTCCTGAAGATCTAATTAATATTCAAGAGGTAGTAATTAAAGAGTATCAAGACGTAGACGAACAGACTGCTGAAGAGATCTTAGTAAACATGGGAGACACTAGTTATACTCCAGGCAATGCTAAAGGAAGACTTATAGACCTTAGAGTACGTCAACTACTCCCTGTGGAGACTGATAGTGACTCTGGAGTCAGTAAAGGTGTCCTTGAGAAACCTGAAATTAAACCTACAGTTAAACCTGCTAAGACTTTTGAGTCAGCCTTACAGCAACTTAAAAATATGTCCCCTGAGGAACAAGCAGTAGAGCTTAAGGGTCTAGCACAGAAAGATCCTAACATGTATAACAAAGTAGTTGGAGAGCTAAGGGGTAGGAAGTGGGGTCTTGAAGGCATTAAGAAGATGATGACAGAAGGTAGAACCATGGACCCTTTTGGTCAATAGTATAATAAGGAAAGGTTATGGGTTTATTTGACGAACTAGTAGATAATCAAGGGAGTACTACACAGAGTACCCCTACTGTCACTCCAAAGACTACACCATATGCTCGTACTGAGCGTGGGTTCCTTGGAGATACAGCAAGTAGTTTAGGTCGTGGAGTACTGGGGCTGGTAGGTCTTGGTTCTAAAGCGTATGAAACAATTACAGGTGCAGAGTCACCATTAGATGAGTGGGCTGAAAATACTAGGGATAATGTAGAGTTCTTCAAACCTGATAGATCAGCTTATTTCGATAGAGATGGTTTTATCTCTAGAGGTTGGAAAGGGGCTATGGAATCCTTAGCTCCTAGTGTTGCAGGGTTTGCTCCCGGTGCTGCTGCTGGTGCTACCGTTGGTGGTTTATTCGGTGGAGTAGGTGCGGTGCCTGGTGCCGCAATAGGTGGTGTATTGTCAACCTTAGGTCTCTTCGGGGCAGGTACTTATGGAGAAGCTAAAGATGCTGCTCTAATCCAAGGGATGGATGCAGATACTGCACATGATTACGCTATGAAGCAAGCATTTGTCGAAGGTGGTATTGAGGGTCTTGCCAGTGGTGCTGAGGTATTCACTGCAGGTATCGGTAAGTTCTTCACCAGACCTTTAGCATCAACGCTGAAAGGCATGCTTAAGTTGTCAGCTAAAGACTTAGGAAAAGAAGTAGGGAGAGCTTACTTAAAGACTGCTGCTGTAGAGGGCAGCACTGAGATGCTACAGTCAGGCTTAGGTACTGCTATCGATCAAGAGTATGGTATGGCAGGAGATGCCACAATAGGTGAGGCTATGGCTGAGTCTATAATGCCATCGATCTTTATGTCTGGTATTTTTACACTAGGGGGTCAACACTACAGTGCTAAGCAAAGAGCTAGACTGAAGAATATGATAGAGTCTAAAGATTCTACATTACAGACAGTAGCTTTTAAAGCACTTACTGACAATATAGAGAAGACAGACCCTGAGTTAGCAGATGGAGTCAGGAAGTTCGTTAAGCCTAGACTAGGGAAATCTATTGACATCAACCTGAATCTTGTAGAGATGATGGAAGAAGTACAGGCCAATGAGAAGGCTAAAGCGATAGACCCTATGACTACTGATATGGACACCTTGACCGGTCAAGTCAATGCAAAGCTATGGATGGACGTTAAAGGACCTGTAGCTCCTATTGAAACCACTGGTACAGAAGACTCAATAGTTGAAGGATTCTTTAAAGACATTGATAGACGTTATGGGAAGTTATCAGAAGGTACTAGAGAAGACGTTACTGAACCTACAGCTAAAGCGTTTGCAGCTAAGGTAGTTGAAGACCGTAAGAAGAAGCAGGACATGGAGAGGAAGGCAGCGTTACCGAAAGGGGTAACACCTGAGATGAATGAGGAGACTCAGAATGCTTATGCTATCTTAGAAGCTGAAGAGAATAACATTAGGAAGCAGTTAGAAGAAGCGAAGTCTGTAGATCAAGAGATCAGTATGACTCTTGATGCTCTTGAAGAAGGTGGACAGATAGTGCCTCAAGAACGAGCATTGATTGAAGATGCTTACAAGAGACGTAATGATGAAGTAGAGTTAACTGAAGAACAACAGAAGCTGGTAGAACGTATTGGTAGTGGGTGGAACTGGAATGATCATCAGGAAGGCACCTATACAGCCTCAGGAACGTATATAGCAGCTGAGTCAGTAGGTGAGGATGTATCTGGAGAGACTTTAATAGAGGGGCAAAATGAAGCTTCTATAGACTCTTACTCTGAGACTGGTGAAACTGCATATGATAAAGAAGGGAATGCTGTGAATACTACAGTAGATCCTGCTGATGTCATAACTGCTCGTGAAGAGTCTCTTAAGTCTGATCCTAATGCTACACTTATCAGGACTGAAGATGGTAAAGAGATACTTACAGAGCCTCTAACTCCAGAGACAGAACTGATCTTAACTAAAGATCCAGCTGCATTCAAAGCTAAAGTTAGGGAGTTACTGAAAGCTGAAGGACACACTAGGAAAGCTGAAGTATCTAACAGACTCTTAGATCAAGCTGAGAATGAACTGAAATCTAGAGGGGAGGAGTGGCAACTAACGGAGGACGAAAGGAAGACACTACATCAAGAGGCCACATATGCTGGCTCTTCGAGACGTGGTGCTTCTAATAAGTTAGATTGGAAGACTCTTGATGAACAAGACACTACAGTCAGAACTGCTACTGATGAGACAGGTCGTTCGTATATCCTAGATACTAAAGCTGAAACTATTATGTATAAAGATGCAGATAGTGGACAGTGGTATACAGTTAAAGTCGAAAGACCCATGGTCAAGACTAACAAGGGTGTACGGAAAGCAGATAAGATCCAGACGATGATGACAGCTGCTGACCAGATATTCGAGGGTGAGCTTATAGGTGAACCTGCTGGTGAAGCTCAGTTACTAGGGGATCAGAGGAGGAACCTGAAGAAGCTTAGTGAAGACACATCAGACTACACTGCTGAAGAGACTACTGATGTTGAGGAGATGACACTAGAGCAGTTGATTACCACTCAGGAAGGACGTGAGGATGTGGATGACGTTGGTGTTCTAGATGAAGACACAGACTACAACACTGGTAAGACTGACATGGAAGTATCTGCTGACTCCTTCGAAGCTGTAGAGGACACTGATACTCCTGACTCTGGAGTCAAGACTAAGAAACGTAAGTTATCTCCAGAAGTGAAAGCTAAGATGAAAGCTCTAAGAGAATTAGAAGCTATGGAGGGTGAACGTCTAGAAGATTTAGTGTTACCTGAAGGAGTAGAGTTCTCTAATATAGTTAGATATGCTATGGATGAAGGGACTAGAGAGACTAATGCTCTTGAAGTCTTAAATGAAATGAAGGAAGACCGTAAGTCTTTCCCTAAGGAACACCAAGCATTGATAGGTCTTTTGCTCAAAGTAGTACCTAAGGAGAAACTACAGACTATCTTAATTAAACCTATGTCTAAAGCTCCTGCTAATCAACAGCAGAACAATAGCTTCTGGTTAACTAAAGATCGTACAGCTTACTATGGTAATGGTGCTACTGGTAAGACTCTACTTCATGAGATAGTCCATGGTATCTCAGCTACTGAGGTTAGACAGTTAGGTAAGAACCACCCTTTGATTCAAAGGTTAGACGCAGTGTTCGATAGTTATCAGTCTTTCTTAGGCGATAGTAAACGTACTGCAAGACAAGACTATGCTCTTAAGAATAAGTATGAACTCTTAAGTATGGCACTGACAGAGCAAGAGGTACAAGCTGACCTTAAGGTTATCCCTTTGCCTCGTAATGAAGCTACATCTAACATTAAGACTATGTGGGATAAGCTTATAGATACAGTTAGGAATGTCTTCGGACTACCTAAAGAGTATCACTCTGCTCTTGAAGAACTCTTAACCTTAACTACTGAGATCAGTCAGACTCCTTTGTTACAGAAGGCTAAAGTACAAGCTGTACAAGACCCTCTATTAGCTGAACTACTGGCTCAAGGTATACCTGAAGCAGAAGCAAGAGAGACCGCTAAGGTGTTGAGAGGCACTGCTGGGTTTAAACTTAGTGCTCCTGCTGAAGCTACCATGGATGACACTATCCAGTACATCAGGAAGGTTGAAGATCAAAGGATCAAAGAGAAAGAACCTATCATCGATTGGGTTAAGAAAGCCATGAAGAAGATCGATGAGTACATCCAACCGATATCTGATGAGATTGCTAAGATATCTCCTAAGATGCTCTCTAGATTAAAAAGCATGGAGAGTAATCTGAACACTAGGAACACTGATCATCACAATCTGATTCGTGGGTTCGCTGAGAAGTACAAGAACTTACCTAAAGAAGATAAGGTTGTCATGAAGTATTACTTACTGAACTCTAATAATGCTAAGGAAGGTAAGGAACTTCAGACTCTCTTGAAGAGACATAAGATGACAGCTGAGTTTGCAGATGTACAGAAGGTACTGGATGATATCTATAATGGCTATCGGAAGGTAGGTCTTAATCTGTTCAACAGGATAGACAGATACTTCCCTAGGAAGGTTAAAGATGTTAAAGGACTGTTGGCTTACATCAGAACACTTGATGCTAAGAAACGTGGTGAGATGGCTGAGGGAGGCCAAGGGATACTAGATGAGATACTAGAGTCTAAGATGAGTGACGTACAGAAAGCTCAGGAAGTGGCTGCAGTTATCAATAGTGGTTATAATCCAGCTACTGCACTCAAGATACCCACAAGTGCTAAGAGTCGTAGGATTACTAAGGTAGCTGCTAAGATGATGGAGTTCTATCATGATCCTGTTGATGCTTTAGTAGACACCATATTTGAAGGTAATGAAGCGATAGTAACTAGAGAGTTCGTAGGTTCAGATAATAGGAGAAGGTTAACTAAAGAGATTAACAGACTCCATAAGAAACTACTAACACTTGATAAAGGCTCTAAAGAGTACACTAAGTTATCAGATCAGATACAAGGGAAACTAGCTGAGATCAGAGACATCACTGAGGTGTCAACTGAATCCATTGGTGATCTTGTAGTCTCTGAAGGTATCAAGAGTGAAGATCAAGATAGACTGGTAGCAGCTCTAAGAGCCAGATTGAATCAGAAAGGTATGCATGGTGGAGTGGCTAGCCTGAGAGACATAGGTCTTATATCAGCACTAGGGTCTCCATTGAATGCTATCACTCAGTTAGGTGACTTGGTGTGGTCATTCTATGAGAACGGTGGTATCAATACAGTTAAAGCTATCTTCGGTCCCAAGGAGATAACCACTAAAGATCTGGATATGTCACATGTTCTTAAGGAGTTCGCTCAAGGTAACACAGCTAAGTGGGTCGAGAAGACTCTTAAGTGGACAGGCTTTAGCTTCATGGATCAGTTTGGTAAGAATGTGAATCTTCAAGCTGCTCTGAATAAAGCTCGAAGTATGGAGAAAGAACAGTTTGTTTCTAAGTGGTCAGAGATGTTGACTCCAGAGACAGCTGCTCAAACGTGGGAGGATATAAAAGCTGGCAATATGTCAGATAAGGTGAAGCACTTTGCATTTACAAGTGTCTCTAAGTTTCAACCTGTGTCTCTCAGTGAGATGCCCCAGCAGTACTTGACTGCAGGTAACGGTAGAATCTTCTATACACTAAAGTCTTATGGTATTAAAGCGTTGGCTAATATAAGACGTGAAGTTATCACTGAGTATCAGAAAGGTAACACTACACAGGCATCTAAGAATTTAGTGTCTCTATTATCGTTACTAGTCTTAGGTAATGCTACAGTTGATGAACTTAAGGATTTTATATTAGGACGTGAAGAAGCTTTTAGTGATAAGGTGTGGGACAATTTGTTGAAGCTAGGGTTTGCATCTAGATACACCATAGACCGTGGGTTCTCCTCAGGAAAACCTGTGTATACTTTCGTTAAAGATGTGCTTATGCCTCCGGGTGTAGGTGCAGCTGATCCTTTCTTGAAAGACATCTACAACATGGTCAGCTCAGAGAAAGACGCTACATACTCTGCGCTGAAGGCAGTCCCTGTGCTCGGTAAGATAGCTTACAGTAGGACAGGAGAAGGTCAAACTAAGGAGATGGACAATAGGAGGCGAGACATCTATAGTGAGATAAGAGCTAGTGTATCTGATGGCTCTTCGTATAGTAGCGTTCGTAAGAAGATAAATGCTTTCAATAGAGAAGCACGTAAGGTTGAAGGGGTCAAGAAGATTGACAACAAGACAATACGATCAATCAAAGCGAAAGAACGGAAGAAACTGAGGGAACAGTAAGAGAGATGTTTGATCTAACAACAATAGCGAGTGGTACTATTATCCTGACGTTTATAGGAACCATAGCTGGGTACGTGGCTCGGCTATGGTATAACCATAGGAAGCTAACAGAACGCGTAGAAACATTAGAGAAGGAAGGCTTTATGTCTGAAAAGGTGCACTTAAAGGAGCAACAGATTTGTAGGGCTGAAGTCTACAAAGACATTAGTGCTTTAGAAAGTGCAATAGCTAGAGTGGAGGGTCGTTTAGATAGAGGTGAAGTTGCACGAGACGAAGCCCGGAAAGAAGATGTTCAATGGAAAGAGGAGATGGCTAAGCAATTGGCAGAAATAGGAGCCTTGCTTAAGAACGAGATGTATCACCATAGGATGCAGAAACAGAACGAACAGTTCGTTGTATAGGAGAATAGATATGTCATTCTGGACACAGATGGTAATTAAGAAAGCAGTTACATTTGCATTGGCTCAACTGAGGAAGTACATGTCCACAGGAGCTTTTGTACAGACTGCTGATGAAGTGCTTGATCGAATTGAAGACTACTATAAACAAGGGTCTTTCAAAGATGAAATGATCGAACAGATCACAGGTGAGATCAGGATGTACTTTAACATACCTGACAAGGACTAGGAAGTCATGGTTGATAACTCTAGATACAGACGGATAAACACTAACTTTTATCTAGAGGCAGCTAGATTATCTTTGCAAAGGAAATACAATTTCTCCTGCAAACCAGCTACGCTAACCTGACGATCATGAGAAATGTTCAACAAAATTGCTTCATCTTTTTTGATTCTTGATTGTAGCTCACACTATAAATTTTCTTTTAGCTAAAATTAGTGGACAACCGGTGCTGATGGCGCTATCTTTTGACACAAATATATATGTGCTTTTGTGTCAAGGATATGATGAGTAAAACAAAAAATAACATTGATAATAAGATAGTTAGCAGTATGTATATCACTAGGGGTTGGTCTTCTAGTGCTGGTAAGAACAACGCGAATCTGATAATATACATCAGAGTTAGAAGCTTTGGACATGTGTGGAGGCGATTGCACACCACAGCTTTGAAGGCTACGGCTACTAGTAATGACACCAGACCTTATGAAATACCTTTAAAACTAAAGTCTCAACAAGATATAGAGTATCTAGTTGAGTCAGATATTAATGACTCCTCTGTTGCTGCAGGTTTCCACGCTATACTCATACGTGAAGATTATGCTAACTCAGGATCACTGATTGATATCAATTAATACCTAAGACTCCAGAGTTGCTTCTGACTCTGGAGTCATTTAGTGTTACATCTTATTCTTTAGTGCCCTCTCTATTTCCTTTCGTAAATCCACTGGAGATATCACAGGGTCATATGCTTTCGAGTAGATATACTTTGTTCCTCTAATCCAGAAGGGAATCCTCACCATACTGTAAGAACCACCGAATGATAAGTAATCAGGTGTACCATACTTGACCTTTAGTTTATCTGCAGTCCTTCCGAACAGAAGGACCACAGTGTCTAGCATTTGTTCAGAGTTCACAGTTACCTCCACTACAAGCAAATTCAGTTGATGTCATAGTGCCATCTTCAGACTCTATCTCTGTCAGCTTACCCCACTTGATATCATCAGGAAACTCCTTACACAGTTGCTCATACTGTTCTTCAGTCACCTCTTCATACGGTGCATTCTCATAGATATTATCATCTACAGGAAAGAAAGAGAGACCACCAATACTATCCCAGTTCTTAAAGATCCACGATTGTAGATCAAGGAACGTGGTGTCATCGTAGTATATCGTCTGGCTAGGGTTGCCCTCACACCAATGATCTCTATAAGTCTTCCACAATTCTAACTGCTCCATAGTACCCATATCAGCTTGAACTACAGCATCATCAGGACTCTTAATAGGAAAGCTAAAGATAACTTTCTCTCCCGGTGCTGACACATAAGGCACACCTTGACTCATCATCAACTGGGTCAGAGGATCTTTAATATCCTGCGTTACCCTCCTAATATAATACTTAGCGTATCGTGGGTGAATACCACTAGAGGTGCCACATAGTTGACTAACTGTACCAGAAGGTTTGACGAGAGTAAGTTGTTTACTACTTGGTATACCCAGTCTTTCACTCCATTCTTCATTTGTCTCCTTAGCTACTTGCTTTAGAATCTTTAAAGTATCTACCAGTGTGTTTTCCTTTTTGATATAACTTTGAGTAACGTTAGACCATTGTTGCCTACCACTCATCACAGGGTGATCCATAATGCCTGTCAGTGAGACACCTAGTAGCCTCTCCTCCTCTTGATTATCTGTCCATACTTTCCTTAAGTACCTGAAAGACGTAAGAGTACTCTGCAGAGTTCCAAGGATTGTCGCATGTTTAACTTTAACCTTAAGTGTTTCCAACGTATCATCAGGTCTAACGATAACTTCAGTTAAGTTACACAGTCCTCCACTGTCTCTGAGGATAGCCTCTCCGCAGTTGTGAGCAATGATACCGGATGCAACAAGGCAGTGTGTACCTTCCACTGTGATATCGTATACGTTAACCTCCTCCGTTGACTCAACTACAGACTCAACCCTAAGTCCATTAGTAGGGTGGTTAGCTTTTAAATATGCAGGAAGAGGTACTATATTTCTCGCTTTAACCCCAGTTCCAAGGAACCTACCTGACTCTTTACACTTAATCTGATGGTCGTTTGCACAGCTATACCTTGTAAGACTAGCGTGACTACTGTGAGATATACACTCAAGGTTACTAATAGTGTTATTGTAACCATCATTATCTACGTGATGTACATCAAAGTCAGGAGGTATAACACCGTTGACACCCTCCCATACTAGTCGATGCTCCATCTGACACTCAGTGAGCTTCATAGATGACAACTTAATACCTGAGTACTTAACACCTCGCCTATACCTCTGTAGTCCTTGAAGCTTATCACCTGCTTGTAGTAACCCAGCCTCTACCCAACCTTTGTCTAATACATATATCTTATGGTCTGTTGTTACTCTTATAGACTCTCCATTATTATAGGTTACAGTTACATACTTACTTCTTTTAGTTACAAAGGATGCTGATGCCCTTTTGATACATACCTTCTCATCCTTGTCCATAGAGTACACATAAGTAGGCTCGGTAATATCCTTGATAGGAACCTTACCTTCTACAGTTTCTATCAATGTATCAGGGTGGAAACAAGGGTTGAGAAGATAGTCGCCATCGTACTCTCTACCACAAGATTCTGCCTTTTCACGCAGTGCCTCCTTATTGATTATCCCTCGTTCCCCTGCCTTACTCTGATAGATACCACGCATCTCTTTGGTGAATGCAGCTAGATCAGGTTTCTCTGTGTATGCCGTACTGTTATTCGCAAGAGCACGATGAGGAAACATGTTCCACCAGTCACCCATCTTAGCCCTACGCATCCTATCGTCAGTTAAATTCGAGAGAGATATACACGCACTTCTTCTGACACTACCAACGATAACAGTATCAGCTATCTTACAGAGCAGATCATGACACTCAAGTGAGTTCAGACGTCTACCTTTAGCATTCTTAAAGAGGTTAACTGTATACTTGAAGAGTCTGTCCAGAGGCTCAGGTCCACTGGCTCTACCACCAAAGGTCTTAAGCCTAGCCCCTGCTGGTCTAACTGCACTCAAGTCCCACGTTGGTATATCTCCATTGTATAACAGAGCAATAAGTTCTTTCAGCCCTTTAGCCCATCCAATCTTACTGTCTCTAACCTTGATCGTAGTGTCTGATGGGTGTAACTCTTCAGCTATCTCAGGTAGCTCATTGATGTACTGTCGCTCAACACTGTAGCCAACACCTGTACCACACATAAGCAGATAGAACAGTTCATCAAAGACTCTAGGGTGGTCAACAGACTTGGCAGCACAGTTGAAACCTGCAGCATTATCACGATCAAGAGCTTTACCTGCAGTCATAAGTGCTCTCATACTTGGCATAACGTTCTTACGTCTTACTGACTCCAGAGTCACTTCAAGCTCTTTCAGATGACTGGCAGGTAACACCATATTACCCGCCAGTCTTTCCATCCAATAACGTTCAAAGCGATCTACAGTTTCATCCCAAGTCTCTCTCCTGTTCTCTCCCTCCACCCATCTAGCATACTTAGACAGGTGGATATAGGTTGACATTTGTTCTACTATTGGTTTAGTCATCTATTGTTTCCTCTTGGTCTGGTATGAAACCACGTTCTATTGCAGTTGCCTCAGAGTAACATAAGCCTTCTATCAGAACCTTACCATCAGGACACTCAGTATCTAGTAGAGCTTCTGACTCTGGAGTCACTGAAGCAGCATTACGATTCTGAGGTGCCCCCTGTGCACTACCTTCCCGATTACTAGTGATCACCTGAGTCTGATCATCATCAGATCTTTGTGTATCTACCTTGTTATCATTACCAGTAATCTTCACACCATCTTCTCTCAAGGCAGTTCTAAGAGTCTTACCAGTCTCGATAATCCCAGTGATACCCATGGCACCGGTCACTAAGTTAGGCACATAAGACACACCCTCTTTAGTTACATCAGTCCACTCAGTAGGCTTCTGCCCTTCATAAGGTGTCACTTCAATCTTCTCGATCTCACTTACACTAGCATATTTAATGATAGCTTGTGCATCTGAAGACATACCACTTAGATCTTGCTTGGTAATCTCCTGAGCTTTAATCCCTGCAAGTCTAGCTTTAGACGCTGTACTCTCTGCAATACTGTAGTGGTACATACCGGTATCGCTCATTTCCATAGTAATAGTCTCAACTTTCACGTTCCCTTCGGTATCGTAATCCAACCTTTTGTTCATAGTGTTAACATTAGCACACCCTACTGCTAACATTAATGTAGCAGCTATAGCTCCTGCTAGTCTTCGCTTGGTTCCCAATATCTCGCCTCCTCTCCACAGTTTTTATCTTCTATTGTTATGAACGCTATATCATAACGCATATCTTTGGCAGACAACTGACCTCTTATAGTGATATCACCTGTCACTCTACTCATATCCTCGTATGCATAGTACAGACACAAACCTTGTTTGTAGTGTCTACAGTTAACACATAGTTTCATTGTAGTCTATCTCCAGTAGACACTCAAGATAGTGGATTGCCTTCTTGATATCCTCAGCTCCTCCTTTATCTTTATGTCTTGTAATGTATTTAACTACTGCAGATTCACAGTGGTTCAATCTGTTTCTCTGGCAATACTCTAGTGGTTGTATCGCTAAGTCTTTGTAGTGTCCTCCACCTACCTGAGCTTCTAAAGCTTTAACATGTGCTTCTGACTCTGGAGTCACTACCAGCTCTGTAGTCTCATCGCTAGGACCTACAGTCTCTGTCATTCTCCTGTAGTTAGGACATGTGCCTAAGTTAAGATCAAAGATATTATAGATCCTACAGTTAAGCCTATTGTTTTCTTCGTGTATGTAGTGCTGACACACAGGGTTACTACAATCTCTCATGACTAAGTTACTCATCTTCTTCCACCCAGATATAAAAGACACTCTCTTCACTCTCTTCATCAGGTCTTTCGTAACAAGATGACTCACCTTCCATAGTCATCATAGTTTCTTCAGCTTCACAGAACCCTGCATCAGCGTCATCAAAAGCACAACCATCACACTTAGCTGTATCAGTTGGTACTCTTTTGTACACCTTGCCACCCTTTCCGTATCTATTCATACTATATTTCTCCTCTGTCTAGTTTCTCTTGCCATGGCTTAACGTCTATCTCTACAGACGTCTTCTCGAACTCTCGATTGAAGTCATCACGATAGTGACACCTAGCCACATAACGATTATTAACTGTCTCTGTAGTGTAGTCACATGTCTTACACAAGACACACCAGCCATCTTCATTCAGCTTCTCAAAGACTTTATCGCCACACATAGGGCATTGGTTGTTCTTCATGTCTTCTCCCTTCGTCCACAATAAGTACACTTCCAGTATGACTTATGTGAATCATAACCATCAGCTACATACTCATGATCACATAAGTCTTGAATAGTCTCTATAACTGCTTTAGCTTTCTTTGCTTTCTCTAGATTCTTTTCTGACTCTTCCTTACACCTGCTGACCTCTGCCGTTAGCTCCTTTATGATATCACTTATGTACATCAACTCCTCCCTGTACTACCGAAGCCTTTCTTGCTGTCAGTAGTGTCAATATCTTTACGAGTACGTCTGATATCAATATGATCTAGACCTACTGCTTGAGCTACACGTTCAAAAGCCTTAAAGATAATCGGATGATCTGACATATTGGTAGCTATCAAGTGTACCTCACGTCCATTAAACGTATGATCGATAGTTCCTATATGTATGTGACAACCTTGGAGAGCAGTTGAAGACCTAGCGGTAATCTGAATGAAGCTCATGTTGTTAGGGATAACAAATGCTACACCTGTAGGTATCTTCACTGTCTCTTGTGGGTATATGAAGACACTTTCTGCCACCCTCAAGTCTAGACCTGCGTCTCCTTGTGCACCTCTAGGGTCACAACCTTCCTTAAGTACTTTGTACTGTATCATCTGTAATTAACCTCCGCAGTCTTGTATTAACTGTTGAACAACACTATGCTCATGGAATTTCCTAATCAACCTATGTATACTGTCTACCTTCGAAGCATCAGCATCTGATATCCTAACTCCGACTCTACCATAACCTCGGATATCGATAGCACATAATATCTCGAAGGAAGGCACACACCTCTCAGATTTAAAAGACTCTATGGTGTATGGTATACCTATTCCTAAAGGGTCTTTTGTTTTTAAGAACCAAGCTTCTACAGACATCGGCCTATTAGCAACTGCTCCTCTTGTGAACATCAGGAACCT